CACACAAAAAGAAATGAAGCAAGTAGTTAAAAAATGGTCGGCTTCAGAGGAAGGACCTGCAAAAGATAAATTAAAAGATAGATTAAAAGAATTAAATAAGATAAAGAAAGAATTAGAATCTTTATTAGAATCAAAAAAATAAGTTATGAAGAAGATATTTAAAATTTTATTAGCGATTGGAGGGGCACTTGCTGGTATATTTGCTTTGTTTGCGGCATCTCAAAATAAAGGTAAAAAAGAATTTAATAAAAGAGTTAAAGCTAATAATGAAAAATTAGATTTTATTACTAAAGAAACATCTAAGGTAAAAAAAGAAAAAGCTGCAACTAAATCTAAAATTCAAAAAACAGAATCAAAAATCAAAGACACAAAATCAAAAGTAAAATCTACTAAATCCTCTAAAAAAACAATTAAAGATTTTGAGTCTAAATATAGAAAGTAATATGAAATCTATATTATTTATTTTATTGACATTTTTAACATTAAACGGTTATAGTCAAGATACAATTGAAATACCTCAAGAAGAATTAAATAAGTTTTTTTTAGCTATTGATACTTTAAAACAACAAGATTCTTTAAAAACGGTTTTGATTAGTGACTTGGAGTTGCAACTAAAGAATTATACATTGTTGACACAGCAAGATAGTCTAATCCTTAATTATAAATCTCAAGAAATTATTTTACTAAAGGATCAGATTAAATTATATGATGATAGATTAAAACAAGTAGATAAATGGTATAAAAAACCATGGGTAGGAGTAGTAGGAGGTGTTATAGGCACTCTTATTACAATCCATGCAATAGATTACTCTTTACCACAATAATATGAGTCAGGACTTAAAACAAATAATACGACAGGAGTATCTTAAATGTGCTAAGGATCCAGCACACTTTATGAAAAAATATTGCAACATTCAACACCCACAAAGGGGCAGAATATTGTTTAATTTATTTCCATTCCAAGAAAAGGTATTGCATTTAATGCAAGAAAATCCTTATTCAATTATCCTTAAATCAAGGCAATTAGGTATATCTACTTTATCAGCTGGTTATTCTTTATGGTTAATGATATTTCATAAAGATAAAAACATATTATGTATTGCAACTAAACAGGAAACTGCTCGTAACATGGTTACAAAGGTGAAGTTTATGTATGATAATTTACCTTCATGGTTAAAAATTGATGCTCCTGAAAATAATAAACTATCACTTAGACTTAGTAATGGTTCAATAATTAAAGCAACATCAGCTTCAAGTGATGCTGGTAGATCAGAGGCAGTATCTTTACTGTTAATTGATGAAGCAGCCTTTATTGATAATATTGGTGAAATATGGGCTTCAGCTCAGCAAACACTAGCTACAGGTGGTGGTGCTATAGTATTAAGTACACCCTATGGTACTGGTAATTGGTTCCATAAAACATGGGTGTCAGCAGAAAACAATCAAAATGATTTCTTGCCTATTAAATTGCCATGGTATGTACATCCAGAAAGAGATCAAGCATGGAGAGATAAACAAGATGAATTATTAGGTGATCCTAGAATGGCTTCACAAGAGTGTGATTGTGATTTTAGCACATCAGGTGATATAGTATTCCATTCAGAATGGATTGAATTTGTATCTCAAACTACAATACAGGATCCTTTAGAAAGAAGAGGTGTAGACCAAAACCTATGGATTTGGGAGGGAGCAGATTATTCAAGAGAATATATGGTTACAGCCGATGTTGCCAGAGGTGATGGTAAAGATTTCTCAGCATGTCATATAATTGATATTGAGTCAAACACACAAGTGGGTGAATATAGAGGACAATTACCACCTAAAGAATTTGGTTATTTTTTAACTGGATTAGCTACGGAGTATAATAATGCAATGTTAGTAGTTGAAAATGCTAATATAGGATGGGCTACATTAGATGCAATTAGGGAAAGAGAATATAGAAATCTATATCAATCACCCAAAACAGATAAAATGACAGCAGAATCATATTTAAGAGCTTATGAAGGTAGTTCTGAAATGGTACCGGGGTTTACAATGTCAATGAGAACAAGACCTTTATGTATTAATAAAATGAGAGAGTTTATTGGTGATAGATCAGTAACAATTCGTTCAAAACGTTTACTTGAAGAAATGAAGGTGTTTATTTGGAAGAATGGAAGACCAGAAGCTCAAAGTGGCTACAATGATGACTTGGTTATGTCATTTGGGATTGGTATGTTCCTACGAGACACGTCGTTAAAATTTCAACAACAAAGTCTAGACATGGCAAGAGCAACATTAGGTAGTGTAAAAAGTAATAAAGTAACATGGAGTGGTGGTTATGGGGGTAATGGCGCCATCGGTAGTAATGTAGAAAATCCATACAAAGTCAACATAGGTGGCAAAGACCATGATGTGAGTTGGTTAGTAGGATAATAAATATAATATTTATAAACATATAAAATAAAATGGCAGATAAAGGTTTATTTTCAAGACTAAAAAGATTATTTTCAACTGATGTAATTATACGTAATGCTGGTGGTAATCAACTTAAAGTATTTGATGTTAACAAAGCACAACAAACAGGTGATTTAGACACAAATTCCTTAGTAGATAGGTTTAATAGAATTTATACAAATTCAGGTACATCTATTTATGGGCAACAAAACGCGTTTAACTATCAAGTAATGCGTCCTTTACTGTATTCAGAATATGATGCAATGGATATGGACGCTATTATAGCATCCGCATTAGATATCGTAGCGGACGAAAGTACACTAAAAAATGACATGGGTGAAGTATTATCTATCAAATCAGCTGATGAAGATATACAGAAAATATTATACAATTTATTTTATGATGTATTAAACATAGAATTTAATCTATGGCCTTGGATTCGTAATATGTGTAAGTATGGTGATTTTTTCTTAAAGTTAGAAATTGCCGAAAAATTTGGTGTTTATAATGTAATACCTTATACTGCATTTCATATTGAAAGAATAGAGGGACAAATAGGTCATAATCCAGAAACTGGAGAAGAAAATAATCCAATGGAGGTTAAATTTAGATTTGAGCCAGAAGGTGTTTCAACTTCAACATATGGTTATTACAATGTACCAAATTCTGGTAATCAAGCTAGTTCTATAATATTTGATAACTATGAAATGGCTCACTTTAGATTATTATCTGACATGAACTTTTTACCTTATGGTAGATCATATATTGAACCAGCAAGAAAATTATTTAAGCAATATACGTTAATGGAAGATGCAATGTTAATTCATAGAATTGTACGTGCACCTGAAAAACGTATTTTCTATATGAATGTAGGAGCAATTCCTCCAAATGAAGTAGATGCATTTATGGAAAAAACTTTAAGTAAATTAAAGCGTACTCCATTTGTAGATCAAGATACTGGTGAGTATAACTTAAAGTATAATATGCAAAACATATTAGAAGATTTTTACATACCAGTTAGAGGAAATGATCAAGCAACTAAAATTGAAAATCTAAATGGTTTACAATGGGATGGAATTCAGGATGTTGAGTATTTAAGAGATAAATTATTTGCAGCTTTAAAAGTACCTAAACAATTTATGGGGTATGATGAGAATTCAGATGGTAAAGCTACTTTAGCAGCTCAAGATATTAGATTTGCTCGTACAATAGAACGTATACAAAGAATTGTAGTTTCAGAATTATACAAAATAGCATTAGTTCACTTATATACTCAAGGTTATAGAGATGAACAATTAGGTAACTTTGAATTATCATTAACTAACCCTTCAATCATTTATGATCAAGAAAGAGTAGCATTAATGAAAGAAAAAGTTGATTTAGCTGCACAAATGATGGAAACCAAAATATTACCAACTGATTGGATTTATGAAAACATATTCCATTTAAGTGAAGATCAATTTGAAGAGTATAGGGATTTAATTAGAGAAGATGCTAAACGTTCATTTAGAACTAGTCAAATTGAAGCTGAAGGTAATGATCCCATTGAAACCGGTAAATCATATGGTACACCCCATGATTTAGCTTCATTATATGGATCAGGTAGAATGTCTTCAGATCCAAGTAATGTGCCTGATGGTTATAAAGAAGGAACAGATAATAAAACTCCTTTAGGTCGACCTACAGAAAAAGCAACTAAACGAAATACCCAAGATGATAATTTTGGTAAAGATAGATTAGGCGCTGCAGGCATGAAAAAAGACTATAATGACACAGGTAAAAGTGCATTAGCATTAGAGGGTAATACCCAATTTTTACAACACCAAAGTATGTTAAATTCAATTCCTGGCAGAAAACAAATGGTATTTGAGCAAGATAAGGCAAAATCGTCACTTCTTGATGAATCAAATATTAAG